GTCAGCGTTAAAATCTTCTAACCAAGCCCCAACGGTGTACTCGTTATAGTCTATTTCGTTGTTTTGTTCTTGGTCGTTAGCTAGTAGCGCAGAATAAATTAAACCACGCATAGCTTTAATAGAAATACCTTTTTCAAAAACAGTACCTATTTCCTCAAGGCTAATGCCCATAAGGTCGGTAAAGTTTGCCCAAAAGTTCATTGAAAAGTGAAGTGTGCGGTTTTTACCGCCTAGTTTTAGGGTAATATACCCACGTTGTTTGTTTGCCATTGTTTCCCTTGTTTGTTAAACACGAGTAGGGGTAATAAAACCCCTACCCTAGTTATATATAAAAATACCCTTATTAAGGGTTAGTAGAAGTGCTAATTGCTCCAGTAATGGTAATTGAACCGCTGTAAGATACAGGTGCTTCCATATCAGCAGATACCTCTACGCTGTCAAGGTAACCCTCGCCAGTATAAACTGTATCGCCAGTAGTAGCAGTACCAAATACGAAAGCAATTTTAGTACGGCTAATAATATAACCTGCTAATTCTTCTGCGTTAGTGGTATCGTCATAAGCTACAAGTCCATCAAATGAAATTGTACCTCCACGTACACCGCTAATAAATTCAGCCCAACCGCTACTATCTTTGGTAGTAGCTTCGGGTAAGTCGTGCGAAAAGCTAATAGAGCAGCTTGTAGTATGCCCGATAGTAACCTCGCTACCAGATGAACCTACCTTTAGTAAAAGGTCAGTTCCGTTAAATAGTCCTGTCGTCGCCATTTATGTAATTTTTAAGAGTATTAAATTTTATTCAAATATACAAAAGAAAAAATTATAGGTTTTGCCATTGTATAGCTATGTTATTCCACGCCTCAAAGATAGTGTTCCAAACTCGTTGGTCACCAGCGCTAACTAAACCGTACAATACTATATCAACGTCAAAATTAACCAACCCTTCAGCATCTGCGTTTTCGGTTACGTTTTCAATATACCCTGTGCCGTTAATTATAAAATCACCCCCTGCAAAGTCCTTGAAAAAGAAGTTTACCGTTTGGCGAGTAATTACATAACTAACTAGCTGCTCAAAGTTTAGCGTGTCGTTATAGTCCGTTAAGCCACTTGTGGTAAGCCTACCGCTCCTAACGCCCTGTAAAAATTCTTGCCAACCCTCACTACTTTTGCTAGTCATATCTACCATATCGGCACTTAAAGAAAACGTAGTTTCCTTACTATGCCCCATAGGTGTTTCACCAGCGTATAGTAAAAAGTCGCTAGAATTTATTAACGCCATTACTCAACTACTTCGGCTTCCTCGGTAATTGGTTCGAAAGTTCCGTCTTGAAGGTTTACGCTAATTTTCCCGTGTTCCTGCTCAAGTTCCTGCTTTAGCTTTTCCTGCTCCTGCATAATTTCAAATGCAGCGTGTTCTAAGCCGTGCTGTTGTAAACGCAAAGCACCTAAATCGTGCTTAATAGCGTTTAGCTTTTGTACTTGTTCTTGCAGTTGTTTTAACTGTTCTTCTGAAATTTTGTTTGCCATTTTTAAAAATTTTGTTTAAGCAAATTTAAGAATTATTCAATATCAAACGAACCCAGTTATAACGCTTACGTTTTTTTAGGTAGGTCATCTTTGAATCATTGGCGTAGGCTTCACGTTCAAACGAAATATTTTCGTAAGCCTTTGCACCGTAGAAAGGTAATTTCAACAACCATTCCAAAACGTAAATCAGATAAAATGGCAGTACCCCTAATTCTAGTGCCTGTTGAAAGTGTATTGATTCGTGATTTATAACTTGCTTTGCACGTTTAACCCAAAACTTATCTTTGCTATCACGATACTTCTCACGAAGTATAACGACAGGAAATAACGCTATACCGCCCACCTTCATAAACCAAGAAATAGCATCAAGGAACTTATCGGAATAAATAACTTTTGGGCGTAGATTATTCAACCACTTCATCGTTTGATTCTAATGTTTCAGGAACTTGTAAAGTTACCTTTGTAGGTGCTGCTAATTCTGCTAGTTGTACGTTTAAGTTTACCTGAAATTCCTCTACATTAAGCATTGGCTCAATCCAAGCAATAATATCTGCCTGTGTTAGTTGGTCAAATGCTGTAAAATTATCAGGGTCTACATCAGGAACGTGCTGTACCCCAATTTGACTTGCTACATTGCCGTTACCATCTTCTCCAAAGTAAGACCAATGTACGTTGTAAATTACATTGTCAAGACCATCTTGACTAACGTGCGCATCTACTGCGTTAATTTTAAAGTAATAAGTATTCATTGTTATATTGATTTATAATTTACCATTTTTGCTTTGGGCATTTTGATTCTTTGACCAAGGTTTTCGCTGCTAAATTACAACCGCAAATTTTACATTTGTTTATTGTTCTAAATTCGCAGT